CTTACATAGCTCAGGCAATCCCCGTTATGTAAATTGGCCTGGCGGAGTATCCATGCCACTATTTCCTGCTGCTGCGCCAACCGGCAGTAAAAGCATTGTGTTTGTTGAAGGACTCTTTGACTTTTTAAATCTTTACGATAAAGGTTTACATAATGTGTGTTGCTGCTTTGGCACAAACACTATTCACAGAGACATAGAGCAAAAACTATTGCCACTACGAGCGCAAGGCATTACACATGCTTATATATTATTTGACGGTGATGAAGCAGGTGCAAAGGCTGCTCGTGAACTAGAGTCTGTACTAGAAAAACACAATTTTGTTACAGAAACAATTAAACTGCCTAGTGGACTTGATCCTGGTGATCTAGATCAAGAAAGCGTTACAGGTATCCGTGAATATATTCACAAATAAAAGTCACTTACACTTTAAAAAAGTATGAAAAAAGTAGCACTTATTGACAAAGCTCCCAATCGTACACGTTATTCAGATTATTTTGATTTTGAGTATGACCACTATCACATGAGTGATCGTCCTATTCAAAAATTACTGAAAAAAGACGTTACACTAGAGTTTGATGCAGAGCCTTATGACTTAGTAATTCTAGTAGGCAGCGAAGCAGCCAAAGAGTATGCAAAAGTTACTAGTGTAACTAATTATGCAGGTCAACTAGTAAATGATAAGTTTGTGTGCATTACTAATCCTGCTATGCTTGCTTTCAAACCTGAAGGCAAGCCTGATTTTGATCGAGCTGTTGATAAGATTAAAAAGTATTATGAGGGAACAGCTACTAGTAGTGTAACTGGTAGTTTTGTGGGTATTAATGATACTGATGTTGCTACCAAGCACTTGTTCGAAATTCTAGAAAATGCTAGTGGTTATGTGGCTTGGGACACAGAAACCACAGCACTATATCCACGCGATGGTTATGTGTTAGGCATTAGCTTGACTTATAAAAATAATAGTGGTGTGTATATTAGTACTGACTGTCTTGATGAATACTGTGTGGAATTGTTGCAAAAGATTGCAGATAAGTACCACACAGTGTTTCACAACATGAAGTTTGACTGGAAAATGATTGAGTATCATTTTGGTATCAAGTTTGATCCACTTCGGGTACATGACACCATGGTGTTGCATTACGTGCTTGATGAAACTGCGGGTCACGGCCTAAAAGAGCTGGCACTAAAGTACACCAATTATGGTGATTATGACGCTAAACTGGATGAGTTTAAAACTGAGTTTTGCCGTTATCACGGATTGTTGCAAGAACAGTTTACTTATGACTTAATTCCCTTCCACATTATTAGTGAATACGCTGCAATTGATACGGCCGTTACTTTTGAACTGTTTCACAAGTTTTGGCCACTAGTACAAAAGAACCAAAAGCTTGTATCGGTATATGAAAAAATCTTAATTCCTGGTATCATTTTCTTGATGCAGATGGAAGAAGTTGGTATTCCAATTAGTGAGCAAAGACTGCGTGCCGCAGACAAGTACCTGGATAGTGAGATTGTTAGTGCTCGTGAACACATTTACACTTACCCTCAAGTAAAGCAGTTTGAGCAACACGAACAAAAGATTTTTAATCCTAACAGTGTTATGCATCTTCGTAGTGTGCTATTTGACTACTGTGGATTAAATCCAACTGGCAAGAAAACTGCAACTGGTGCTATTTCAACCGATGCGGAAGTATTAGAGCAACTGTCAGAAGAACATGAATTGCCAAAAGCAATTTTAAAGGTTCGGCAGCTTACAAAGATTCAGAACACTTATGTTCAAAAAATCTTGCCTGAAGTAGATCGTGATGGTAGAATTCGTACTAACTTTAATCTTACTTTTACTACTAGTGGTAGGTTAAGCAGTAGTGGTAAGTTTAATGCTCAGCAAATTCCACGAGACGATCCCATTATTAAAGGCTGTATTAGTGCTCCTAGTGGTTACAAGATTGTATCACAAGACTTAGCAACAGCTGAAATGTATTATGCGGCTGTGTTAAGTGGTGATCACAACTTGCAAAGTGTTTTTTCTAGCGGCGGCGACTTTCATAGCTCGATTGCTAAAATGGTTTTTAGCTTACCGTGCGCTGTAGAAGATGTTAAAAAGCTTTACGGCTCTATGCGTCAAAGTGCTAAAGCTATTTCATTTGGGATCTTATATGGTTCCGGGGCAAAAAAGGTGTCTGAAACAGTTACTAAGGCAACTGGCGAACACTATCCTGTTGAACAAGCCGAACAAGATATTAAACAGTACTTTAAGCGCTTCTCAAAACTTAAGCGTTGGCTAGATGGTCGCAAAGAGTTTATTATGGAAAATGGATTTACATATTCATTTTTTGGTCGTAAACGCAGACTGCCAAACGTTTTTAGTGATGATAAAGGTATCGCAGCACACGAAGTACGCAGCGGTATTAACAGTGAAATTCAAAGTTTAGCTAGTGACGTTAACTTGTTAGCCGCTATTAACACGCAACGAGATGTTAATGCACTTGGATTAGACGCTAAAATCTTTATGCTTGTACATGACTCTATTGTAGCAGTTGTTAAAGCAGAAGATGTTGAGTCGTATTGTGCAGTATTAAAACAAAATACACAGCATGACTGGGGTTGTAGTATTGCTGGAACTCCTATTGGTGTAGATCAAGATGTAGGAGACGATTACAGCTTTGGAAAATTTACAGAATACTATCAGCTTTCAGGAGATCAACTTTCCCGTGTATAAGCTTGGTAAACAACCACCAGTTAAGCAAAACGGGGTTGTTTACTACGAAAAGCAGTATTATAATCAAGAAACTAATGAAATAACTAGTAGTCAGTTAATTGTTGATGATCTACGCATAGATAAGCCTAGCTTAAGTATGCGTAGATTACAATTACTTCGTGACAGTGCACAGCTTTATAGTATAAATTATATAATCTTTTTTCTTGCTGATTTAATAAAACTAGCTAAACCCAATCAATACTTTATTGATAATAGTGGTAGATTTTTTGTTTACAGAAAAACAGCAAGGGCCAAACTAAGATTTTATGAAATAAAAACTGTATTACCAATAACAGGATTTGGTAGTATAATAGAAGTACATGGATTTGCTGAAAGGTTTAAAACATTGTATAAAGCTAATCCTGGACAAAAATGGGCTGGTTTACTAGAGTATAAAGGTATGAATATTTTATACGGACTCTATTATACCAAGCACAAAGAAACTTGGAGAAGTATATAATGCCAAAAGCAATTATTAGTAACAGAATATATCTAGATCCACCAACTAAAGAGCAAAAAGAAGAAATAGTTAAAAAACTAACTTATCGTTTTGTTAAGAAAATTGGTGGTGGCAAAGCACCTACAATAAATACAGAAACTGTCAAAAACTATAAAAATTTGCCAAAAGACATTCTTAGCTTACCACAAGGTCGTCAAGACCTAATACCTAGTGACTATGAAGTAGTAGATAAGCGAACTCAAGAAACAGTTCCTTGGCCTAAACCTAAGTATGCACTTCGAGAAGCTCAGCAGCAGGTATATGATGAAGTAAAAGATACTTGCTTTATTAATGCACTAGTAGGCTGGGGTAAGTTTTGCCCCACGTTAAGGTGATTTAACGTTAAAAATTCGCTCAATTGCTGGAAGGCCTTTTAGGATAATCAGCAGCCAGAGTAGGTAGGAATACCTTCAAATGGTTCAGAGACTCACAGCAAAACCAGAACGGTTTTGGTCTGGGATAGTAAAATTTATGTTTGAAAAATTTTGTAGGATGGAGTATAATATACTCTGCTAATAAAATTTTAGTAACATTTTACTATAATACGGCGAATATCTTAATTTACAATACCAATCCACATATGGGGTATAACAATGACGCAAGAAGATTTTTTAAAACTTAAAGCAGAAGGCTTTTCGTTTGCTCAAATAGGCGAGTATTTTGGATTAACAGAAAGACAGGTTAATTACAGAACAAAAAAATGGGGTTTAGACTATTCAAAAAAGAAATCGCTAGACGAAAATTTCTTTTCTAAAGATACTAAAGCCACTTACTATTGGGCTGGGTTTTTAGCCGCTGATGGTTGGATTGAGAAAGGCAGAAATAGGATAGGCTTAGCTCTTAAAAGAGATGATTATCAACATCTAGAAAAATTTAAACTAGCCGTAGGTTCATCTCACGACATATGCCCCTTTATGAATAATACTGCTTATAGAATTAGATTTAATAGCGAAACTATGGTAGACGATCTAGAAAGTAGATTTAATATAACTGCTGCAAAAACACACACATATAAAATGCCTTTATTTGAGGAAAACTATTTAATGTTAGAGTTTTTGCGCGGGTATATTGAAGGAGACGGCAATCTAGACAAAAAAGCCTCTGGTAGAGTTAGTTTAAGTTTATGTTCTGCTAACAAATGTTTTTTACAAGAATTTAAAGAAATATGCAGCATTTTGTTAAATAGAACTATAAATCAAAATATAAATCTAAATATTAATCCAAAAGGGCAAGTATTTAATATAGTTTTATGCTTAGACGATAGCGAAGAACTTATTAATATGCTATATAAAAATTCAACACATAATACTCGATTAGATAGAAAGTATAAAACTGCGTCATTAGTATTAAGATAATGGTATAGTCCATGTAAGAAAACATTCACAGCACTACACATAGCTCGTAAACTACAACAAAAAACACTTGTAGTAACACATACTCTAGCACTCAGAGATCAATGGGTAGAAGAAGTTAAACTGCTGTTTGGTATAATGCCAGGAATTATTGGTAGCGGCAAATATGATGTTGAAGATCACTTTATAGTAGTTGGTAACATTCAAAGCTTACTAAAGTATAAAACTGAACTAAGTAAACAGTTCGGAACAATCGTACTAGATGAAGCACACCACTGCCCTGCTAGTACTTTTACCGATTTTATAGATAGTTCTTATGCTAGATATCGTATTGCACTTAGCGGAACAATGATTCGCAAAGATGAAAAGCATAAACTTTTTGCGGATTACTTTGGCTTTACAGTGTTTAAACCACCCCAAAGCGATACACTAGAACCTGTTATTAAGATTTTAAAAAGTAACATAACTCTTAAACCTAATGCTACCTGGGTTGAAAAGATAAATGACTTAGTAGAAAGTAAAAACTATATTAATTTTATTGCTACTTTAGCAACATATCAAATAAGTCGTGGGCACAGTGTGCTTGTAATAGCTGACAGAGTGGAGTTTTTAAAACAAATTGCAGAACAAATCGGAGAAACTTGTGTGCTGGTTACTGGCGAAACCAGCTTTGAAGAAAGAGTTAAAGCCAAAGAAGCAGTACTTGCAAAAACCAAAATGTGTATTGCTGGCAGCAGACAAATCTTCTCAGAAGGGCTGTCAATAAATGTTTTAAGTAGTGTGATCCTAGCAGTACCTATTAGCAATGATTCACTATTAGAGCAGATTATTGGTCGTATTCAACGTCAGCATCCGGACAAGAAAACGCCTCCAGAAGTATTAGACATACAGTTTGCAGGCTGGGCAGATAAGAAACAGAATAATGATCGGCTTAGTCTTTACTTGCGTAAAGGATGGAAGATACTTACCACTTAAATTTTTGGCTTGCGCTGACTATATATTTTTGATATAATATATGCTGTAGTTTGATAAATGACTCTACTATTTAACTTAGAAAATTTAGAAAAACTAACAAAAAATGATCCTGTCTATTTTGTAAAAGCGCTTGAATATTGGCACAATAAAGTTTATATACCTAAAAATGCAAGCCAAAAGTACAAGCCACTAAAACAAAGTATACATGGTAACAGTTTTTTAGTAAATCCCAATGATCTATTTAGCGACAAATTAACAGACGTACTGTATATAGTACAATACATAAAACTAGCTGCTAGAAGATCATACGCTATGTATAAATTATACGGCAGAGTAGATCTAGATTTAAGTTTCTTGCCTGATATAAATATACAAAACATAAAGCACAATAATTTATTAACAATTAAAAATAACCGCTTACATTTCAAGTACGAGGATAAAAAAGTAAATGGCACTCTCATTTAAACAAACCAAAGGCAAGGCACAATCTAACAAAGTAGAGTCTTACGAATATAAAGACGGCGAAAATGTAGTACGACTGATTGGCGGTGTTCTTCCACGGTATATTTACTGGCTTAAGGGCACTAACAACAAGGATATTCCTGTTGAGTGTTTGGCTTTTAGTCGTGAAAAAGAAAAGTTTGATAACTTGGAAACCGATCATGTTCCCAAGTATTTTCCTGATCTGAAATGCAATTGGAGCTATGCTGTTAATTGTATTGATGTTAAACAAGGTAAAGTAGTAGCACTTAATCTTAAAAAGAAGCTGTTTGAGCAAATTGTTACTGCAGCAGAAGATTTGGGCGATCCTACAGATTATGATTCTGGTTGGGATGTAGTGTTTAAGCGAGTAAAGACTGGTCCTCTGCCTTTCAACGTAGAGTATCAATTGCAAGTTCTTCGTTGCAAAGCGCGTGCGCTTAGTGATGATGAGCGTAGTCTTGCTGATGCTGCAAAGAATATTGACGAAAAGTTTCCTCGACCCTCAGCCGATGAAGTCTTAGCACTGTTGGAAAAGATTACCACAGAGTCTGACGCTGACGAAACTGATACTAGTACTGATCGCGAAGCTGTTAAAGAGCTTGGATAACCAAAAGCCGCCTAGGTGCCACAATCTAGGCGGCTTTCTTGCCTGCAAAAAATGAAATTACTATTTACAGCCGATGTTCATATTAAACTGGGACAAA